TGGGAAATCTATTTCTATAACATTTACATAACCACTCCCAGAATAATGATGGTGTCCTCTCAATGGAAAACTATTATTTGCATTACCAATAAACACACCATCATCTAAAGATGTGGTATCAAATTTTTTAATTTTCACTATTTTATCCTTTATACATAATCAACTTTTACTGTTAAATTTTCTCCCGAACCACTATCTACATCTAAGGTTAGTGTATCTGTAGTTAAAATTGAATTTGTTGTGAAATTTGCTGTGACTGTATTTTGTCCAGTTGGAATTGTAAACTGTTGCAATTCACTTCCATTTTTATTTATTGAAAAAATTACGGCAGCATTTACTGATTGTTCTATTGTCGCAGTTAATGTTTGTAATGAAACAGTTCTATCTGGACTGAATGTTTTTGTTCCAGTCAAAGGTGCGACAAAGTTTCCTGCTCGTAACATATAAAATGTGGTGTTTGCATTTGAATTTACCCAAGACGTTCCATCCCATACATAAAGTGCTTTGGTTGCGGTAACAAATCCAAGATCACCTTGAGTATTATCTGTTGTTGGTAAATCTGCTAAAAGTGCATATGTTGTGACTCCTGCCCCACCAGAACCAGTTGCACTACCATCTGCGACTGCAGTGATCCATTGAGAACCATCCCAAATATACAACTTACTTGTATCTTGTGCAAATGCAATGTCTCCATTAGTATTTCCAACAAGAGGTAGATATGATTCTAGTGAATAAATTTCTACAGATGCAACTAAAGATGTTCCATCTGGTGCAACTAATGTTGCAGTACCAGCAACTTCTTTAATCTTGTTTTTAAATGCTGGAGTGTTTTCTACATATGTTGATAAGTCTTGTGGTACAAATTTAGAGGTTGTTGCATCATATACCAGACACATTTGTGATGTAAGAGTTGGAATTGGACGAATTTCTATTTTTTGAGCATGTTTTTCTTGCGAGTGTTGTCCATAAATGATGTAGTTTCCATTTTCATTCTGTTCTACTGTCAAATCCTTTACACGAATTGTTCCTCTCATGTTTGCGTGATTTCCACACTGATAATATAATTCGTCTGGTGCATTTAAAGGAACAGTAAATGTGATTGTGCCGTTATCAGCTCTAGAGTTTGTAACACCACTTGTCCATTCACCAATATAATCTCCTGCAACAAATCCAGTACCGTTATCAGTAGTAAAATAGAATGGATGTCCTACAGCATTAATATCTACAGTATATGTACCACCACGATAGAATGGGCCAATCTCTGGATTATTACCACTTGCAGTTCCACTAAACACATATGCCCCAGTTACTGCTGTTACTGTGTAAGAAACCGATGGTGCAGTAAGAGTTGGTAATGTAATTGAAGATGGAACAGAAACAGCAAGTCTTTGAACACTAGTTGTGTTGCCACTGTTAATGTCTGGATGGGAATGATTGACTGTCGAAGAGGTCGCCCAAGAAACTAAATTATCATCTCCTGCACCTTCAATCCATTTCAACTTAAACTGATGTGCCTGTGTCATTGACCCATATTGAGTATTTGCAAAGTTATTGATTTGATATGTACCTTGCATGTATAGCGGAACACTTGTTTGAGTTTGATTTGTAATTGTTGTTCTTGCGTATGGTAGTGCAGATTGTGTCCAAGTCCATTGCCATGCAGTTCCATGTCCTGCAGTTGGGTCTGCAACTTGAATTTCTAGTGTTTCTGGTTGTACATCAGTATCAACATTTGCTAAATCGTCTATATTCCTTGGAATTGCATCCGTACCTACTTTAGAACCAGATGGTAGAACAACATTTCCTTCTGCATCAATCGAAATTTCAGTACCACCAATGTTTAGTGTGTTTCCACTGATGTAAAGATCACGAAATCTATTCGATACACTACCTAAATCATATGCCTCGTTAGTATCTGGAATTAAATCACCAGTAACAGAAGTAATATTTGTTACTGTGATATTTGTTGGATTTCTAAGTTGTTTTACTGCAGAAGAAATTCTAATCAATTCGTCAGTAGTTGCAGTTGAAATAAGTGTGTTTGCTCTGGAGTTTACTGCATTTTCAATATCGGCATCTTCAGATAAACCTATACCCTTTGCAGAACGAGCAAGATCCAACAAACCACTTGCAGTTGCAGTTGGAATTGCACTTAGTAATTCTGTTTTTAGTGATGCAATTGATGTGTTTAAGTTATTATCTGCCATTTATAGAATCCTATTTTTAATAATTTGACCAGTTTTGTTGATCTACTGGAGTTGGAGCTCCACCACCACCACCACCAGAAGCTGCAGGAATAAAACTTACTGCAGAAGTACTAACTGGAAGTATAATATTTGCAGCAGTAACCATAGTTGGTTCTGCAGCAAGTTTAAATGATACTGCAGAAGTACTAACTGGAATTATAATATTTGCAGCAGTAACCATAGTTGGTTCTGCAGCAAGTTTAAATAATACTGCTGATGGAGAAATTAACGCCATTAGACACCAACATTATTAGTTGGAAATGCCCAACATGTTGGTTGATATGCGTTGTTTGTAGCGCTATTCATATAACTCGAACTTCTGTGTCCTCTAAAAATGACATACTCCGTTGTATCTGCTGTTTGTAAAGTATCTCCAATATATCCAACCGAATCTGCAGTTCTGTAAGTATTCAACATCACAGAATGATATCTTGTATCAACATCTGGATTTGTATCATTGTATGCATACCCTGCCCAGTTCATTGGAAACCATTGACAAGGAATTAGTGGGGGTTGTTGTCCAGCAGAAGTTGGTGTTTCTGGAATTCTTGCGGCAGGCGAAGGAACCATTGTACAAAAGTTCTCATAATTTTGTGAAGATTCCGCTGTTCTGAACATATACATATTGTATGAACTTCCGTAAGTACTATCCATTTGTGTGTTGAAAAATGTACCATTTGGTTTCCATGCCTCAAATCTGCCAATTACGAAACCATTGTTACTCCAATTCGTTTCGGTATGATAGTTGTCTGTTGGGTTTTCTGAACCACATTCCATCCAACAGCCAGGATAATAATTACTATTTTGACTAAGAGCATCTACATCGTAGTCATTTTTAACAAAATCTGACCAGACAGTTAACTTATATTTTTGGTTTGTTGGATCTGCTGTTGTTGTATCTATTGATTGAAACGCCAGTGTTGTATCATTTACAATGAGATGATATTCTCTATTGGTGGTGTGCGTTATACTCAGCTGGCTCATTCCGGCAACAGTGGCGGTTGACCCTAATGGACTCTGAAGTCCATCCCTTGAGTATGCAGTAAATCCACCATGTCCAGAAGAACCCAATATTTTTAATTGGCATTCTACATCAAAAGTTGTTCCATCATATTGAACATGTTTTTTAGTTACTGCAAAATAATCGTCTTGTCCTTGCGTAGTAAATGCGGTTGAATAATCTGTACCAATCACAGGTGTATGATAAGTACCAGTAGTTGGCCCTGTTCCAGTGATAGATGATCCCGATCCAGCACCAACACACTGTCCAATGGTTGTGATTTGTCCTGTAATGAGTCTCATCAAATCCCATGCAGTGTCCTGTGCAGTACTATTGATGACATATTTGATGTACATTTGTTATCTCCTAATTTTTAACTATTTATATGTTATTTCTACTGTTAAATTTTCTCCAGCAACCGTAGACCCAACTGAAACAATATCAATAGTTAAGAAATCGTCTTCTGACATAGAAGAGATTATTGGAGATGTATCAGATATCAGTGTAGTTCCATTTGCAACAGTCAATTGTTGGTTTGTGGTGACTCCTGAACTTGTTTTGTTTATTTGTATGACTACTCCAGCTCCTGTTGGTGCAGTGTCTACTCTTGATTTAATTTTACTAATTGTAATATTTTTTGGTGCATACCATCTTTTAGTACCAGTATATGCACTTAATGTTCCTGTGTGAGTTAAGGCAACAACATTGGTAATATTCGCTATTGAGTTAGTAACTGTTGTGGAGAAGTTGGCATCATCTCCAAGTGCTGCTGCAAGTTCATTGAGAGTATCTAATGCGCCCGGCGCTGCATCTACTAAATTATTTACTTGAGTTGTAACATATGCTTCAGTTGCAAATGCCTCTGCACTGCCCCCACCACTAACTGGTGTAACCTGTAATGAACCGTTATTATCTGAAATTTCGACAGAACCAAGTGTGATACTATTGCCACTAAGATATAAATCTCTAAATTTATTTGTCGCAGATCCTAAGTCATATACTTCATTTGTGTCTGGAATGATGTGTCCAGAAACATCGCCAAGTTTTGTTTGAACTTTTGCATCCGTATAATAAAGATTTGATGTTCCCTCTACAATATCATCAGATGTTGTTGATGGGGATATTGCCCCTGCAGTCGTATTTCTAAGTTGTTTTATGGCATTTGATAACTTCACCATATCATTTGTAGACGCATTTGATGATAAAGTGTTTGCTCTAGAGTTGATTGCAGTTTCTATTGATGTATCTTCGGTAAGTCCAATAGATTTTGCCGCTCTTGCAAGAGAAACTAATCCATCAACAGTTGCAGTCGGGGCGTCATTCAGTATTTTTGTACGAATTGCACTTATTGATGTCGATAGATTTGTATCTGCCATCCTAATTAACCTTTGTGATTATGTTTCTTCTATTTATATGTTTTTTATTGTCATTTCCGTTTCCATTAATAAATGTATGTGATCCGATCCTAGGCCGTATGCTTAGGTTTAATCCTTTTACAAATATATTTATTGGGGAAATAGGTAAACAATGGCTACCAATTTGATATAGCCGGTTTACTTACAATGCAACTGTGACATTAGGCAGGGTTGTCAACCAATATTATGTCGAATGAAGATGATATAATCGTACTTGTATCTGCAGCTGCCACTACTTCAATATCAGTTTTTTCTGGAAATCTAAGCGGGGTTGAATAATTTTGAGTATGATATCCACCCACTAAATCTACAATATCTTTTGTTCTAAATGGAGTATCACCGTCAAGTTCTCTTGAATTCAAAAGCACAGTAGCTTTATTGTTCATTGGAGCACAACCAACATTCCAAGTTGTAAGATAACCAGTTTTTCCAGCAGGAATTGTATAAAGAGAAAGTTGTGTTTGGCCTAAACCAAATGTTGTTCCAGATCCAATAGTTCCAATATCTGCTAGAACTGTACCTGTGCCGCCTGCACCAGTAGAAATTAAAACATTCCCTTCGTTTGTAGTGGTAACCCCAGCAGTGGCAACGAAGGCACGATAAACTCTTAAAAACTCTAAAGTTGTTGCCGCTCCACCTACCGTAACTGTTTCTTCTATTTCATTAAAGTTGTTATCTAATCCCAGAATTGTTATGGTTCTCGCACCGTCTCCACTTGCTGAATCTTCTGAGTCAGCACTATATGCATATAAGGTACTTGCTGACCCAACATCAAGGTATTGATATTTGCCACCATGCATCCAAACAGTTTCTGGAGCGTTCCCTACATTTGGATTTCTACCAAATTTATGAATTGCTGCGTATCCATCAACATCGCCGTTTGCGATAGGAATATTAGACGCAACTCCAAATGAGTTAATAATGTTACCGTCTTTATCCGCAAGGTTAAACGCTTCAAATAATGTGTTATTGCGTGATAAATATGCTTGTGATAGTTTATTCCATATAGCCATTTAGTCCTCCTATAACTGGAACATAAGTGTCTATATAACCATTTATGTTTCTTATATTTATGATTTTTTTATTGTCATTGGATTTGACGGCCACCTTGAACTTGGGCGTTTAGACGGATCAATCCATTCTCGGAAAATGCCCATGAATTGAAGTTTCCTTGGTCGCAAGTAACCTGTACTTGGAAATCAAAATAACCCAATTCGCCCCAATCCTCTGGCATTCTGGGAAGTCTACCAAAAGTGTCCATTTGGGCCACAACTGAAGTATTACCTGATGCAGAATCATTTGGGTCTGCCTGCGCCATCCATCCAAATGTCAATCGTCCTGATCCAGTATTGGGCACTTGATAGAAATGGTTGGATTGATATGGCCCCTGTACGTCTAAAACTGGAGTTGGGCCAAATGCATACATATGCCCCGTATTTACATCACCACTTGCCGCCTGATTTTGTACACGATATCTTGCCTGTACAGAGGTGATACCTGTCAATCCTGTATAGTTGATATATGTTTTGGTAGGGATTGCCATTGCTCCACTATCCCCCCATGCCTTTGTGACAATTATTCTTTCGTTTGTTGAATCGTGTGTAAATCCTAGATAACACCATGCCTCAACAAATCCAATTGTGTTGGCATAGGCATGAACAGTGTTCCAATCAGAAATATCAAATCTTGGATCAAAACTAACTGGGTCTGGTGGTGTTAATGAAGTATCATTGATAATGAATGTATCAGATGCAACTTGGGTGGGTATTGTGGGCCCAGCAGATGTGCCAATTCGAATGACCGCATTCTCATCACCTTCTGTCAACGAGTCGGCGGTAGGCACAACCGTAAATGAACCTGAGTTGTTTGTAATACTAAAAGAACCAGAGTTTGTCATGAATTGCGTTGATGGACTTACAGCCCAATATAATGTTGTTCCGTTTGGAACATCAGTTGTGGTAACAGTTATCGTACCAGAAGAACCTTCATCTATAGAATCTGGTGCTGTTACTGTATAATTTGCTAGTGAAGTCGAAGTATCATTGATAGCAAATGCATCAGTCGCCACAATTGTACCTGTTACACTTCCAGTTCTAATTTCAACTGTTCCTTGTTCAGTACCTTCAGTAGTTGCATCTTCGGTTGCGGAAATATCAAAACTTGCTGTGTTATTATTAATTGTAAATGAACCGTTTTCTGGAGAAAGGTCTTCTGAAGGACTCACAGTAAACCACAAAGTTGTATTGTTTGGAACAAGTGTCGTATTAACTACAAATGTTCTAGTGTCTCCTTCATTGATAGATGCTGGACTCGAAATTGTGTAGGTAGGAACATCTACATCAGAAATTGAAACCGTATCCGCTGTCTCTGATAATGCTCTAGTTATAGTGTTGGTTCCATCAGTAAAGGTGACATTCCCACTTATAGTTGCAATTAATGTTTCGATTCCTTCGCTCAATCCATCATCTTCGAATGTAATACTGACATAAACGGTGTCGGAATTGATAGTAATAGTACTTGGAACTGGCTCATCTATTTGTATTGCTGCTGGATAATCTGCACTGGAAGAGGTTCCCACAAGCGAAAGATTAAATACTGTGCCGTCTGGTACATTGGATGTTTTTAATGTAAATGTTACAGTCTGTCCCTCTGATATACTTGTTGAGTTTGGAGAAAAACTATCTATACTTGGTTCTGGTGCAGGATCTGCCGGCGGGGGTGGTGGTTCCGCTGGCGCAGGAAGTTCTATTATTGCCTTCCTTAGCCACGCAACTTTACTTGAGTTATAGACCCAAGTTCTACTTCCTATAGTATGTTCATCATCATTAGAAGGTGCAGAAGGAAAGTTCGTCATTTATTTATCCTTAATAGATATAATACCATGCAACAGGATCAGACGCACTGAATCCAATGATTGTAAATAAACCATTTGCATCTGCCGTTAGTGTTTGTGATCTGTTAGAAAAAGTGGGAGACCATGCAACAACTGTGCGTCCTGCAGCAGCTGCAACTGTCACTGTTGAATTACTCCCATCTGATGGAGTAGTCGTAGAACCAATTCCTGTTATTCCTCCACTACTCAAAAGTCCAGATGCGTCACTTAGTTGATTGATATCTGAAATATTTACTTGCGTCCATGTGTTTGAATTATTTCTTACATAGAATTCGCCACCACCAGTGTCCATCCAGAAATCTCCAGTAGAAGGACTTGCTGGTGCAGATGTTCCGACTGTTGACCTAACCGCATCCGTAGCGTCTAGTTTAAGTGCAAGTGCATCTATAATTGTATCGTAAACTGATGCGTCATCATTGATTGCAGCTGCAAGTTCGTTTAATGTATCCAATGCTTCTGGTGCGCCATCTACTAGTGCTGCAATTGCACTAGATACATGAGAATGGGTTGCGATAGGATCATTGTTGATAGTTACAGAATCTGCATCTGGTACAAAAAATTCAACTTTACTTCCCTCTGAACTTGCATTGATTAATAACTCGCCACCAAATTCACTAATTGATGCACCCTCATTAAAAATTAACTCGTTTTGTACAGTTAAATTATTAGAGATGGTTGCATTATTTGCAATACTTAAATCATTTGTTCCTATAATGTCACCATTTTCATCTACTCTAAAGATTGCATCCTCTTTGCTAAGAGATACATCAGTATTATAGTTATTGAATACTGCGAAATAATTATCTGCTTCGTTATTGTTAGTATCTAAAAACATACAAATGGATTGGACAGAACTAAATGCAAGATTGTTGGTTCTATCAGATGGAGTATCGTAATCCATGAAAATTTTATTTGGATATGTTTCTGATAGTGTATAGTCTAGAGTTACATTTCTCCAAACTTTTTGTAGATTTTCTGTTTCATAATACTGAAGAATGTCATCTGTTTGAGCACCGAATGTGTCAAAATCTTCTAATTGATTTGATGTAATTTTCACAAAATTTGCTCCTACTGTCATTTTTAGTGGCACCGCAACTGCAGTTACTCCATATGTTTCTTTTAAATGTAGAACTTCAGCATTTGCTGCGTTCATATTTTCTGTGACTTTGATAAAACTCCAATCTAGTTGATTGCCTCCAAACGCAGTCTCCAATCTTCGCATCATCATATCAATTGGAAAGACAACTGCAACATTTGCATCAAAGTTTTCTACTTCTTCCGCAGCGGTTGCCAGAACATCATAATAACGATAGTCAGAACTTTCAGCAATGGTGACATCTCTTGTTCTAGATATTGTAGTATCAGGATTATCAACATCCATCCTATATACATTATAACCTTGATACTGAGAAACTAATTGTTTTCTTGTATATGTAGAATTTGAAGTGGTTGTATGAGTAGTTGCACTTGGTGTGTTTTGACTAGTTATAATATTACTATTTTCAATTATTCCCCAACTACCTACAGTACCATCAGTTAACCCCCCAAACGGCCTTGATGTTGTAATAATAGTTTGATTGTTCCAATCATCAAAAATACTGTATGTCATATTTGCAGGGCGAGAACCAATTCCTTGCATCCAAAACTGGTGGAGTATTTGGTCTGTTGTGCCTGTAATTGCAGTTGGAGTTGTTGTATAATTCCATAAAGTATCCCCAACTCTTCCGTCTACGACAATTCCTGTAAATTGGGCGGTTCCTGCATAATTAATTAATGATTTTACTTTTCTTCCAGCCAGTACTGAAGGTGAAATAATAGTATCACCAACTGCTAGTCCATCATTTATCATATCATCAAATTCTGAGTTTGACATCATTAAAACATAATCTGGAGACCATAGACTCACATTTCCATTGGTATCATATGTCCATGATGAATCGACTGTAGAGTAACTTCCAGTACCAAATGAACTATATTGAGTTGTAATTCCAGATGTAATGGTTTGTATTCCAGTAAATCCATTTGTGGTGGTTCCTTGTTCTGCACTTGCGGTTGCTTCTACCCATCCAGAAATTAAAGAACCAGTTGCAGGACTGCCGGTTAATAGATTTTGAAAGTCTTCTCCATATACAGTAACATTATCTGTAATAGTACTCGTTGTAAATACATTATATGATGAAGAGTCGATCACATCTCCCGCCTCATACTTATTACCATTTAATAGAGATAGTGTTGGTACTCTAGAACCAAAATCATAATTTCTTAATATTACAACACCATCTACTATCAAAGACCATGTTCCTTTTAAAGAACTTGCATTGACTGTTAATGTCGGAACTTGTGCATTGACTGCTCCATCAATATCTGAACTTTCTAAGTGATTAATCCAAACTGTTTGAAAGCTACTTGGATTTACATAATTCGTATAGTTTGTCGCCATTTTTCGCCCAATGTTAAAAGTTTTTTTACTATTTATATTGACAAAAATGATGAATGGTGTTAGTATAGTCAAAAATGGAGTTGCCAATGACATATGAACAATTAATGGACAGACGTATAGAAAACGTGGCTAGAATAGTTGAAAAATTTGAAAATAATAAATCTAGTTGGGTATATCAATATTGGACTCAAGTACTTGAGTATTTAATAAGGAATCGCCCGAAGACACTTCATTGAGGTAAAAAAATGAACAAACCTAGACTTACAGACCCAGAGATTGAAATGTTGGTAATTTTAATCGAAGAGTGTTCGGAGTTGCAGAAAGTTGCGTCTAAAATAATCAGATTTGGAAGGGACTCTGAAAAAACAAAACAGTTAGCAGAAGAGATAGGTGATATTCAATGTATGATCGATTTTTTGCACGAATTTGACTTAGTTTCTTTCAGTGAGATTGATGAAAGAGTTCAGAGAAAGAAAGAAAAACTTAGAGAATATTCAAATATATTCTTGACATAAGTATAAAAGAATGGTATATTATGGTTATTGAAAATTTGGAGATTACTTTATGGTTGAATTACCTTTATATTGGATTTTAGTATTTTTAATGTCTGGCCCCACTGGCGAAGTAACAATCTTCGACCAAGAATTATTCAAAACCGAACAGAGATGTGAGGAAGCAAAATCTTTTATTGTTTCCAATCTTGGGGAGCCTTTGAACTATAAAGTACTATGTTTTAAAACTGATAGACCTTTTGGAGATTAATAATGGCAAATCATGTAAACTGGAGCATCAACTTTGACTCGATCAACGATGCAGCAAAAGAAAAATTAAAAGAAATTCTAGAACGTGTTCGAACAGATACACCTCACCAATGGTTGGGAGATATTTTTGTAGACCCTAAAGGTTCTACAACATATGAAGAAACAGAACAGTATAGTTGGACTACTGAACATGTCGGGCCCAAATGGAGTTATATCGAAGACATGGATGCAGATGCTGGATATTTAAATGGACAGTCTGCATGGAGTCCTCCAGAGGGTGCATTAACTTATCTATTGGAAGAATTGAGTGAATTCGACCCAGAAATTATTACTATCTTTACATACGAAGATGAGGGCCCTAATTTTGCAGGCACTTATGTATATGACGGAGATGAAATGTATGATGGATGGGAAGATGAGTATGAAGAGATCGTTGATGCTGTAATTGCAGAATACCCTAAAGAGTTGCATGGAAAATATAATTTTGATGATTTGCAATGGGAAGATCATGAATCATCAGATTTTTTTCAAGATGTTATGTGGGAATCATTGAGTGAACGTCAATGGGAAGATGCGGCCAATTTTGTTACAAGTCTAAAGTTGTGGCGCAATGAACATGCGATTGGTGAAATTGCATGAGAATCGATAGTGAAGTAAAACTAGATTACAATGATGTTCTAATTCGTCCTAAGAGAAGTACATTAACTTCTAGAAAAGAAGTTTGTCTAGAACGTAGTTATCGGTTCCGTAATTATCGTCCAGAAGAAATGAGTATGGAAGTTTTGCGCCCAGATAGTAATCCCCATTATAAAGGAATCCCTATTATGGCTGCTAATATGGATAGTGTTGCCACCTTTCAAATGGCAGATAAACTTGCAGAAGGTGGACTTTTTACATGCCTCGTTAAGACATATACTGTCGGTGAACTTGTTACTTACTTTGATAGTGATATTCCAGAAAGAACTGAACATGTTGCGATGTCTATTGGAATTGCACAGGCAGATGAAAATAAATTTCGAATGGTTTATGAACAGGTTGATTCTCTTCTGAAATATGTTTGTATTGATGTCGCAAATGGATACACAGAAAGATTTGTAGAGTTTGTAAAATCTTTCAGACAAAACTATCCAAATATTGTAATTATTGCAGGGAATGTTGTAACTGCAGATCAAACACAGGAGTTAATTCTAAATGGAGCTGATATTGTCAAAGTGGGCATTGGTCCTGGCAGTGTTTGCACCACTCGCCTTCAGACTGGGGTGGGTTATCCTCAACTCTCTGCGGTCATCGAGTGTGCTGACGCAGCTCATGGCCTTGGTGGACACATTATTGCTGACGGCGGTTGCTCTACTCCTGGCGATGTTGCTAAGGCATTCGCTGGAGGAGCCGATTTTGTTATGTTGGGAGGGATGCTTGCCGGACACGATGAAGGTGGTGGTGAAGTGATTACAAAGTTCTATAAAACAAATGAACTAACGTATGAACTTGGTCATCATTTAGATAATCTTACACATAAGATTGAAGAAAAACAGTTTGTGCGGTTCTATGGTATGAGTTCAGTCGCTGCAAATGATAAACATTTTGGTGGACTAAAAGAATATAGAAGTAGTGAAGGTAGAGAAGTACTCGTTCCATATAGAGGTACTGTTGCATCTACTGTTCAAGATATCCTTGGTGGATTGCGTTCAACATGTACTTATGTTGGTGCAGACAAATTAAAAAGACTAAGTAAATGTACAACTTTTATTTTGTGCAATGATACACATAACAGAGTATACGAGGCAAAAAATGTATGAGTACGCAGTAACTGTGCATGACTTGGCAAAAGCGTCAAGTTATGCATATTTAACAAAAAACGAAGCAGACCCAAAGTTCTATAAAATGGGATATCCGCATGTAAGATACTATGATAATTCAGGCGCCCAAGCATATGTAGTTTGGAACGAAGATAATGTCATTGTTGCATTTAGAGGAACCCAACCAGAACAGTTTAATGATGTCAAGGCAGACCTTAAGGCATGGCCGAAAAAATCTCTTCTTGCAGGAAGAGTTCATTTAGGATTTGAAACAGAAGTTTCCAAATTATGGGAATTAGTAAAAAAACAAGTTTTAGATGTGAGGTTTAATCAGACACTTCAAAAAAATAGAAAATTGTTTGTGACTGGACATTCATTGGGTGGTGCTATGGCGACAATCGTTGCCGGAAGGTTGCCGTCAGTAACATGTTTATGTACTTTTGGTTCTCCAAGAGTTGGAAATCGTGAATACTGTAAATCTAATATTGCAAATCATGTTAGATTTGTAAACAACAATGACATAGTACCAAGTGTGCCGCCTTCAATCTTTACTTATAAACATCATGGTGAGTTGCGTTACATTAATTTTTATGGCAATGTTCGTAAATTGACACCATGGCAGAGATTTAAAGATCAGATGAGAGGGCGATGGATCGCACTAAAGAAAAGACAACTCTTTGATGGTGCTTATGACCATAGTATGAAATATTATATGAGATATACGGAAGGATTCAATGAACCCATAGGAGATAAAAATTGAAGGATACTGGAAAATAACAATGTGGGAAATGATAGAGAGGATGGCAACCGATAGGTTGTGGATTTATACAGGTATTGCAGGAAGTCTTTTTGGTGCCGCATTTTTAATGTGGTTTAAAGATACTCGCATGGGACTATGGGGATACGCCAAGTTTGATACTTTTATGGCATATCTTGCAGAGAGATGGGGTATTGTTTGGTTGCAAGAACCACCAGATGCATGGCGAAAAAGATATCCTAAAATGACTGGTAAGATTGATGAGTTAGAAAAAAGAATCGATAAACTAGAAAAGTGAAATATTTTTTATGGATGATGATTTAGACCCAAAAATTAAGCAAAAGTTTGAAAATAGTCAAATGTCCAAGGCAGGAAAAATCGCCATGGAACTTTCTCAAGAGCGCAAACGACTTAAAGAAGAACTTGCCCAACTACAAAGTGAAGTAGACGACCTTACTCCAACAACACCAGTCGGTACATTTGACTGGTATATTAAATGGATGTCTACTATCTTTGCAGTTTTGGGTATTTTTTCATTGAGCTCTGGTTTTGAAATGATAGGACAAATTCTATATGTGATTGCAAGTATAGGATGGGTTGTAGTAGGAATGCAATGGGGTGACAGAGCGATCATGATAGGAAGTTCTATATCTGGCACTTCTGTTGCTTTAAATCTTGTTGAATTAATTACTAGGACATGAATTTTTATGATGGGAAGCAATTTACAACTAGCGATGGACATAATAACAATACTTGCAGTAGTTGGTGTTTCTATAGGAATATTTCTTAGTATTATGTTTGGGTTCATCAAGTTTGGACTGCAGTATTCTTTGTGGATTGTTCTTGCATCTTTGGTAGTATGGTATATATCCTGATGTAAATCTGACAAATGTTACATAAGACAGTATTATACTGTCTTTTTTTTGGCCTAGAATGACTCAAAATCATAAATAGGGTTGAGAGGATTTTTATATGGACTTTTTATCGTTAGTAGCAGACGTTGGATTTCCCATCGCTTCTGCACTTGCAGGCGGCTTTTTTGTTTTCCTAACATTAAAATTCATTCTGGCTGGTGTTTTAGATAATATCAAAACACAGAGAGGATTTGTGCAATCTTTAGATAATAGAGTTAAGACCATGAATAATGAACTCTTGCGAATTGATATACTAATGTGTAGATCATTTAACATTCCATTACTGCCTGCAGACCTCAATAGAATTGCAAGAGCGGATGGACAAACAGATGCGAGGAAAGATTAATGCTTTGGAAAAACTTACTATTAACGAAATTTGCAAATGGATTTAGAATTACGTCTGCAAAAAACCCAGATGATAAATTTTTTGTCATTGATGATGTAAAGATACAGATAGGCGATTTATATCAAGTTGGCCCTAATGGTTATTTTGAAAAAATTGGAAGTGTATCGGAGGATATTGCGTCATGATGTGGTTAGATTATATCATCGATCAGGCTGGAAAGAACTTTAAAATTCGTGGTGAATACGAAGGTGAAGTTATGGGGCTTGAAGCAGATGGAAATAAAAAAAAGAATTACCTTTATAAGCCTGGTGATGTTTTTCGTGTAAATGAAAATGGTTGGTTATGTCACATCTCTGGTGATGAAGGTGTAAATAGAGACTAAAATGGACAGTATTGAATTAGGAACATTAATAGGACAATATGGATTTCCTATCATAGCCGCATTTGGGTTAGGATATTTTATATACTATATATGGTATTGGGTGACAGAAGAGGTAGATCCTGTCATTGAGGAGTCGCATATGACTCTCATTGCATTGATCGACAGGGTTAGAATGCTAGACAATGATTTAATTCGATTAAATACAAAGTTAAATATGATCTTACAACAGAAGGGAGTTGTTATCCCAACTGACGAAGAAGTAGAAAAAATTATAAAAAAACGAAAAGAAAATTCTTAGAGGAAAACTCATGAACAGAATACTGATAGTTGTAAGTTTAATATTGATGAGCAGTAATCTATATGCTTCTGAACTGACATGGGGATTTAAGAATCCGGCCTTTCATTATGGAAATGGTTACTCCACTCATGTTTTGAGTGTTGAACAGTTACAACATAACAGAAAAGAAGACTTGAGAAAATCAGCAGAAGCAGAGGCCGCAAGAATTGAAAGAGAACTTGAAAATACAACTCTCGCCAAATTTTTAAGAAACATCGAATCTAGAATTTATGCAACACTATCTAAACAAATGGTTGATGCAATGTTTGCAGATTGTGGAGATATATGTTCTAATACTGGAACTGCTACTATTGAGGGTTCTACTATAACTTGGATAAAAGACCCGATTGCTGGCACTATAACATTAAGCGTTACTGAAGAAGATGGAAGTATTACTGAAATAACAATTCCAACAGGGGAGTTTGGTTTTTGAGAAAGTTAATACCTGTAATACTCTCTCTTTTAGTGTTATCTGGGTGTGCAACCAACAAGAGTCTTCAAACTTTACGGGATGTTAATATTTCACCAGAATTGCAAGAGAGTCCAATTAAGGAACGTCTTGCGGCCGTGCCACCAATTGATGGCCCAAAAATTACAATCGCTGTTTATCAGTTTTTGGATAAGACTGGACAAAGAAAGTCGGCAACGAATATTGCAAGTTTAAGTTCTGCAGTAACTCAAGGATCAGAAGTTTGGGTTATAAAGGCACTTCAAGATGTGGGTAATGGAACATGGTTTGATGTTGTAGAACGTGTTGGTATGGATAATTTAATAAAAGAAAGACAATTGATTAGACAGACAAGGGATGTTTATGATAAAAGCAAGCCAGGAGGCCCAGAACCATTAAGTCCTATGATTTTTGCAGGACTTATCCTTGAAGGGGGAGTGGTTGGTTATGATTCAAATACGGCGACAGGCGGCGCCGGTGCTAGATACTTAGGGGTTGGCATACAAACAGAATACAGAATAGATACTGTTACTGTTGTTATGCGACTAGTAAGTGTTGGTACAGGTAAGGTGTTAATGAGTATTGCTACGGATAAAACAATTGCAAGTTATAGAAGTGGTGCAGATGTATTTAAATTTTTAGACCTCGGTACAAAACTCGTAGAAACTGAAACCGGCTTTTCATCAAATGAACCCGTTAATTATGCTGTCAGAGCGGCAATTGAACAGGGTGTGATCGAGTTAGTTTATGGTGGAGTAAAAAAACAACTCTGGAAAATGGAACTAAAACAAGAGGAATAATATGTTTAAAAAAATACTAATAATTTTTGCACTTTTGTACGGTATTCCAGCATACGCTAATGAGATCTATATTACACAATCTGGCGATAATCTGGACTTAGATATTGTACAAGATGGACAAGATAATAAAATTGGCGATTCTACTACTGATATGACCTTGACAGGAGATACTATGACTTTTAGTATCACCCAAACTGGTAACTTCAATGAAATTGATGCTATCATTAAGGGTAATACTTATACAGGAACTTGGGTGTTTACTGGAGATACAAATACAGTAGATTTAACTTGTGATACTACTTCGGGTGTTAACTGCGAAACAGTTACATTAGATATTACTACTACTGGTGATAATAATCAATTCCAAATGTATATTGGTGAGAATAATGACGCAGAAAATTTAGTCGCTGATTTCACAGTTACTGGAGATGGTAATGTTATCGATTTGATACAAGACGGAACAAATGCAGATATCACTGTTACAGTTGATTCTTCTTCAAGTCTTGCATCTGGTACACTTACGCATGGAACTACAGGACTTTCTACAAGTGCGCCAGGAAACTACATTGATATAGATCAAACTGGAAACGGAGATATTAACGGACACAGTATCACACTAAACATTACTGGTGGCGGTGGTATGTATAAAATATCACAGTCAGGAATCTATGATAATTTAATTGACGCAACTTTTTCTGGTGATGGTGCAGACGTTAATATAACACAACAAGACTGATGCTTAAGTACATCTTCTTAGTACTCTTAGTGTTATGTTTTCCACACAACCTCTATGGTGCAGCTGGGACTATAACCGACCTGAGTGGAAGTGGAGTGTTAGAAAGAGATACTAATGTTATTACTGGTAATTATGGTGTTAGTGTTGAGTCTATGGATGTCGCAGTCACTGAACGTGGTAAGATGCGAATAGATTTCATTGATGATACTAGAGTAGACTTGACAGAACACACCAGATTATTAATAGATGACTTTGTTTATGACCCTAATAGTGGAACTGGTTCTCTTGGATTGAGGGCGACTTTAGGTACTATTCGTTATGCGAGTGGTAAAATTGCCACAAATAGTAGACAGAGAGTGAATATCAGAACCCCTAGCGCAAAAATTAGTGTGAGGGGTACAGATTTTATTATGGTTGTTGATGAAATTGGTGGTAGTATGATTACACTACTACCAAGTTGTGATATAAGTGGTATGTGTGTTACAGGTGAAATCTTAGTTGAAACTGATACAGGGTTTGTTATAATGACTCAAGCGTTTCAATCTACTATTGTAAAGAGTATGTGGTCGAAACCATTACCACCACTTCTATTAGATATATCTGAAGGCGATATTAATAATTTATTGATGTTAAGAAAAAAGACGCCATACGAAGAAGAAGAAAAAGAAATTATGAGAAAGGCCAGAAAAATGTTTGATTTTCTGGACATAGACTTTCTAGAATTTGATGATTTGGATCAGGATGCATTAACTGAAGATGTAAAAAATATATGGGTAACAGAATTGCATGATTCAGATTATTATTTACAAGAACTATTACATGATATGTTGGATCAGTTAAACTTGTCTCTTGCAGAGATGTTTAGAGATGAGTTAGATACACAGAATGAAGAATTTTTTGCACAAAGGGTGTATGGATATGACGAAGCAACAAGAATTACTATTGAAGATATCAATCCTATGTGGAGAATTCTAAGAGAAGATGCTGGTGTTACTCAAAGATTAGATTTAAAATTGCACCAAGAAAATGGTTATACAATAAACATGGAGCAGGGAGATGAGGCAATATACGATTACCGCCTTGGTGTTGGTAGCAACACTATTGATATCGTCCAAAGTCAGTAGTAATGAAATCTACATTACTCAAAGTGGTGACAATCTTACTTTGGAGATTCAACAACGCAGTGAAAACAATTATATCAATCTAAATTCTACAGGCCCAAATAACGATATTACTATACGTCAAGGTATTCATGATGATAATACATATGATGGTGATGAAACGGGCGGCCATGAGGCATATTGGACTGTAACAGGTGATGGAAATACAGTTGGAAGTTATCAAACAGATACCAATAGAGGTGGTGGAGGCGGCGCAGCACACCACTTAGCAAATATAGTAAATGGCGATAGTAATACAGTAGAACATATACAAATGGGTAAGGCTGGACATGATGGTTTTGTAGAGATACAGGGCGACAGTAACACAGTAGACCTGTATCAAAGAGGGAATGACGGACAGAAATGGGCAGATATTGTACTTACAGGTGATGGACATACAGTCGATGTAAACCAAAGAGGTAGTCATAGTGCAACAGCTGCAATAGATTTAACTAATTCTGGTGGTGCATATACATTAAACTTGAGTCAAAATGTAAATTCATCTACTGGATCTTATAGTATTACAGGATATTGTACAAATTCGGCAGGATGCTCGGTAACTGTAGACGGAAACAATTGAGGTAAAAATGAGAAAGTTTTTGTTATCCCCAATATGGAGTATTATCATACTTCTTTTGTGTACTTATGGGTACTATACCAATCCAAATTTATTAGAAAGTTTAAGACTTAGATATTTCGATAGTCTTATAGTAAATCAACCAACCCAAGAAAACAATATCTATGCGGTTAATATTGATGATGCAACTATCAATCAATATGGACAATGGCCGTTTCCACGAAACATATACGCAGATATAATTAAAGATTTGTACGATAGAGGTGCAGGATTAGTTGTATTTAATGTACTTATGAGTGAAAGTGATAGATTTGAAAAGGATGAAGTTCTATCAAGAGTAATGATGGAATATCCAGTCATTCTGAGTATTATAGGATCAGAGGAGAATAAAAATGAACCGATTAACCCTGGCGCTGGAATTATTAATCCTGAGTTTATGCATCTCATTCCAAGTGTATCTGGCATCACATCTAATATTAAATTACTTGAAACTTATGCACTTGGTTCAGGGATAACCGATACTTATCCAGAAATTGATGGTGTTACAAGAAGGGCCCCATTAGTTTTTGAATCTGGTGGTGACTTATACCCTAGTTTGACAATGGAAGTATTGAGAGTACTTGCTGGTGACAAATCATTCCAAATTAAGTTATCACCATTGGGGGTAGATAAACTTAGAATACCACAATATGGGCCCATTCAGACAAATGAATTGGGAGAAGTTTGGATTGATTGGTCGCAGAAATATAGAAGTGCAAGTATTATGGATTTACCAGATAGTTTTGACGGTGCAGTTGTATTTGTTGGAGTTAGTGCATCTGGAGTCACACAACCAATTTCTACCGCAAAAGGTGGAGTATGGCCACACGAAATACAGGCGGCGATGTTAGGAACCGTATTCAACGAATCTAATATAATAAGACATCCAGACGCAAAGGTGTGGGGAGAAATTACTGCATTAGTGGTTGCAGGACTTCTTATTATATTATTATCAAAGTGGACATATCTAGGATTGGGATTTTATGTTGTATCAATAGTAGGATTTGTTGGTGGATCAATATATGCATTTAGAACAGAGAATCTACTCATTGATGGTGCAACCATTTCTGCAATATTACTATTGGTTGGACTTAGTAGATATGTTGTAAAATTTTTAGATGAGTTCTTACAGAAACAGGCTATTAAGAAACAGTTTGAGGGATATGCTTCGCCAGCAGTGGTTAAAATATTACAAGAAAATCCAGACCTTGTAAAGAAAGGTACTAAAAGAGATATCAGTATCTGTTTTTCTGATTTGAGAGGATTCACTCCGTTAGGAGAATCTTTTGGTGATGATGTGCAGGGACTGACTGAGATAATGAACGGATATATGGATGCTATTACAGAACCAGTACTAAAAAATAACGGAATGATAATTAAGTATATTGGTGATGCATCTATGCATATTCACAACGCACCAATTGATGACGAATCACATGCACATACATCTGTAAGAACAGGATTGGAGATGTTAAAGGCGGTTGAGAAGTTTAACGATAGACTTGTTGCCGATGGAAGACCACCAGTTGGTATGGGTGCTGGTATTAATACTGGTGTTGGTTATATTGGAGAGATGGGTTCGTCTAAAAGATATAGTTATGATGTCCTTGGAGATTCGGTGTCTACTACGGCACGTTTAGAAGGACAATGTAAGGCATATGGTGTATTATTGATTATCGGCCCAGAAACATATAGAAGAACTAAAGGTGATTTCTTTTATTTAAAACTAGACGACCTTGCGGTAAAGGGAAAAAGTATCGGGTTGCCAATATACACGGTATTAGATGAGGAAAAGGCCGATTGGTCAAAGTATAAATTAGTACATAGAAATATGTTAAAGTTTTATAGAAAGAAACAGTTCGACAAGGCCATAGAAC